GGCTATTGCGCCGCCCGCTTGCAGTTGCAGGAGCGGCTGGCGCGGGACATTGTGCAGATGCTTTCCGAGGCTCTGAATAACGAGGCTCTCGGCTTCGCTATCGTGATGAAAGGGCAACACCTGTGCAAGACGATGCGAGGAGTGCGGAACGACGGCAAGATGTCCGTAGCGCATTTTACGGGCGTCTTCAACCTAAACTCCGATCTACGCAAGGAATTTTACAAACTCATAGACCTGAACAGCAATGGCTAAATACAATGCGGCCAAAATCGAGGAGTGCGAGGCATGGGTAGCCGTTCACGGCCTGATCGACTACGGCGGAGCGAAGCTGAAAGAGTTTGTCCGCGAGATGGGGATCGACGAAAAGACCTACCGCCTGTGGATGAAAGGCAAGCCGCAGTTCAAAGAGGCCATCGAGCGGGCAAAGGAGGTTTTCAAACAGAACCTCACCCACGATCTCGCCATCTCGCTATCCAAAGCCGCCAAAGGGTATGAGCATGAGGAAACCGAGCAGGAGTTCCGCGTCGGAGCGGACGGACAGCCGACCCCGTTCAAGATGAAGAGGAAGAAAATCCATGTGCAGCCGAATATCGGAGCCGCGATTTTCCTCCTGACGAATCTCGACCCCGAACACTATCAGAACAGGCAACGCAACGATATAATGCTCAAAAAGGACGACGAAAAACCGATGACACTCGATGAAATCAATGCAGAAATCGCACGACTTGAAAAGTTTGAGGATAAGGCGGATAAATAATGAGATCATCTACAATCGAGGTACGCGAACAGTTGATGAGGTTGAAGCGCGAGAAATTGAAACTCGAAGCTCCGACCTCCTTTTCGCGTTTCCTCGGTTATAGTAATCCAAAATACGAATTAGAGTGGTTCCATAAGCTCATCGCGGATCATTGCCAAATGCTGTTGGAGGGCAAGATCAAGAACCTGATGGTTTTCATGCCCCCGCAGCACGGAAAATCGGAAATCATCTCCCGCAATTTCCCCGCATGGGCACTCGGACAAAACCCCGACCTGAAAATTGTCGGCTGTTCCTACTCCTCCGACCTCGCGCAACAATTTTCGCGCTCAATTCAGAGGACGATAGACAGCAAGGAGTATCAGGCAATATTTCCCGCTACCTACCTCAATGGCTCGAATACCCGTATGGATGCACGGGGCTATTTGAGAAATATTGACCTTTTCGAAATGGTCGGCCATCGGGGGTTTTACAAAGCGGTCGGCGTAGGAGGTTCTTTGACAGGTACACCCGTCGATATTGCGATCATCGACGACCCGGTAAAGGATGCAAACGAGGCGAACTCTATCACTTACCGACAGAGGGTGTGGGATTGGTACAACACCGTCCTTTCGACCCGTCTGCACAATAATTCGCGGCAGCTCTTCATCATGACGCGATGGCATGAGGACGACCTCGCCGGACGCATCCTCAAAGCCGAGCCGCAGGAGTGGACGATACTCGCCATCCCCGCGATCTGCGAGCAGGAATACGACGGAGGATTGAGCGAACGGCATATCGGCGACGCACTATGGCCGTCACGCCACTCCATCGAGAAGTTGCAGAAGCAGAAAGCCCGCGCCCCACGCGAGTTCAATGCCCTGTATCAGCAGCACCCGACCATCGAGGGCGGCAATATCGTGAAAAGGGATTGGTTCCGCACGATCTCGCTGGCAGAGTTCCGGTCGCTGCGGTTCAACGAGCCGATACACTTCTACCTCGATACGGCCTATAACAAGAAGAAAAAGGGACAAGATAACGACCCCAGCGGCGTACTGGCAGCCTGCCGTATCAGGAATTACATCTATCTGATCGACGCGCAGAAAGTGTATAAGGAGATGCCCGACCTATTGCGGTTTCTGCCTCAATACATCGCGGCACATGACGGCAATTCCGAGAGCAAGCTCCATGTCGAGCCGAAAGCCAACGGCGAGAGCGTGGTACAGATGCTTCAAGAAATTTCGACCCTCAATGTCAAGCGGACACCCACGCCGACCGATGACAAGGAGGTGCGATTGCGGGCCGTTTCGCCGCGTGTGGAGTGCGGACGGGTGTTCATCGTCGAGGGATCATGGAACGACGATTTTCTCGATGAAGTATGCGGATTTCCGAGCCAGCCGCACGACGAGTTCGTCGATATTCTCGGATATGCGATCAACGACCTGTATGACGAGGATGATGATATAGATTACGACATATTGAGCAAGTCGAGTTTAGGGATGTAAACCAAAAATTTAAGGATATGATGCTATTTGATTTGTTTCGCAATTATCTCAATGCTCTTGTAGGACGAAATCAGGAGTTTGAGAAGCTGTTGGCCGCCAAAGATATTTCGGCGGTCAAGGAGCGCATGGGCAACCGTATGGATATGGCGATTGCCGCGCTCAAAGAGTATGAAGTAACCTCCCATGAAATCATGAAGCGGGAGGACAAGATCATCACCGACAAAAAGGGGAATTTCATCCGGTTCGAGCCGGTATGGAAGCTGCCGATCCCCTATCAGGTTTACATCAATGAAATCGCCCTTGTATTCCTCTATGGCCGTCCGGTGAAATGGACGCAGCAATCCACAGGAACAGACCGGGCGTTCCAAAAATTTCAGGATGTCATCGAGCACACTCACTTCAACAGCAAACTCCGCCAATGCAAACGCATCGCCGGATCGGAGACCGAAAGCGCGATGCTGTTCCGTGTTTTCCGCGATGCGAACGATGCGCCGGACGTTCAGATTCGAGTGCTTGCCAAGAGCAAGGGCGATGAGATTTACACGCGATGGGATCAATACGAAAACCTGATCTCCATAGCTTGGGGCTACTATGTGCGGGAGCAGGAAAACAGCCTCGTCTATCACTTCGACATCTATACCCCGAATATCATCTACCGCTGCACGCGGAAGAGCATCGGATGGGAGGTTGTCGAGGAGGTGAATTTCATCGGCAAGATTCCGCTCATCCTCTTCCAGCAGGACAAGGAATGGAACGGCGTCGAAACGCTCATCCATCGTGAGGAGCTGATCGGCTCACGCACCGCCGATACAAACGACTATTTCGCCGATCCTATCGCCATTATGGCCGCCGACCTTATCAAGAACCTGCCGGAGAAGAAAGAGGCGGCGAAACTGCTTGTAACGAACGATTCCGAGGGTGTGGACAAGGCGGCGAAATACCTGACATGGGATAGTGCGCCGGAAAGCAAGAAGCAGGAAATCGAATGGTTGCAGAATCATATCCTTTCCAAGTCGTTCACCCCGAATATTTCGCTCGACACGCTAAAATCGTTGAGCAATCTATCGGGAAAGGCCCTGCGGACGGTGATGCTGCTCGCCGACATCAAGGCAGCCAAACACAAGGAAACCCACGACGAACTGTTATCCCGCACCTCTTCGCTCATCACGGCCATCATCGGGAATGTCCTCGATGCACATCTCAAATCGGAATGCGACAACCTGAAAATCGGGCATGAGTTCCAAGAGCCGTTCGGGGACGACATCGCGGAAGCCCTCGAAAATATCATCAAGAGCCTCGACGGCGGCATCATGGCGACAGAAACCGGCGTTGAGCTGAACCCTCTCGTCAAGGATAAGAAGCTCGAAATGGAGCGTCTGAAAGCCGAAGAGGAGGAGCGGGCGCAAAAGCAGCAACAGATATTCGGTGACATCGAGGGTGCAGGCCCGCAATCCGCATCGGACGGCGACAACCCCGACGATGATGAAAACGGAGATGAAGATGGCCCGAAGAAAAAGCAGCAACAGAAGAAGTAGGTAGCAGATGGCAAAAAAAGCATATTCTCCCGACCCGAAAGCGGAAACCATCAAGCGCATTCAGCGCACAGAGGCTTACGCCGAGAAAGTGAGGCGGCTATTCGCCGCAACGGTGAATGAAATCCTCGCTCTCAATAAATCCGTGCCGACGCTGGACGAGGGGGTCATGTACTCTTTCGACGGGGATAATATGCGAATCCAAAAGAAAGTCGAGGCATTGCTCCGGCAACTGCATTCGACGACTACGACAGCTATCAAAAAGGGGATCACGCTCGAATGGGAAAAGGCCAACGACGCATGCGATAAACTCATTTCCTCATGTTTTGGGAAAGAGGTATTATCCAGTCCGGAGTTCAGCGCATGGAACAACCGCAATATGGCGGCGATGAATGCTTTCACCAACAGAACGGAGAACGGCCTCAATCTCTCAAAACGGATATGGCAGTCGGTTCAGCAGCTCCGCGATGAAATGGAGATCGCCATGACCGTCGCCATCGGCGAGGGAGATTCGGCGCAATCCATATCCCGCAAAGTCCGGCAATACCTGAACGACCCCGACCTGATGTTCCGCCGTTTCCGCTTCAAGAAAGGCGAAGACGAGCAGGGCAAGCCTATCTACGGGCGGAAGTGGAAAAAGCGCATCAAGGACGAGAAAACGGGCAAATACCGATGGATCGACTACGACCGTAGCGACTACAAAACCGGATCGGGCGTTTACAAATCCTCGGCCAAGAATGCCATGCGCGTTGCAAGGTCGGAGACGAACATCGCCTACCGCCGTGCCGACAATGAGCGGTGGCAGCAGATGGATTTCGTTCTCGGCCAGCGCATCCAGCTATCGAAGAACCACCCCCGACCGGATATTTGCGATAAACTTCAAGGCGACTACCCAAAGGATTTCGTATTCGACGGATGGCATGCCCAATGTTTCTGCTTTGCAACGCCTATTTTGATGGACGAGGAGGAGATGGCGAAAGTTACGGCGGCATTCCTCAAAGGCGAGAAATACACCCCGCGAGGCAAGCAGATCACCGAATATCCGGCAAATTTCAAGCATTGGGTGCGAGACAACAAGGAGAATATCCTTGCATCCCGCAGTAGAGGCACGGAACCCTACTTTATTCGCAATAACTCTGCGGCGATTGATGAGATACTCAATCCGAAACCGAAAGAGCTTACAATCGCAGAAAAGGCGGCATTACGCCATGAGGCCCGAACGCCCGAACAGGAGGCGGCAATCCGTAATGCGTGGGCCGAACGGCAGAAGAAGCACCAGCAAATCAAGACGGCGGCGAACAACATCGCCAAAGTCGCCGGGGATTATGGCGAGGTCGATTACTCCACCCTGCAAAAGTACATCGACGCAGGCGATCTGTCGGCCATGCAGACCGAGACCAAGAAAGTCGCGCAGGCCATCCTCGCCGCCAAGAAAGCGGAGCAGGCTCTCGCCGACATTATCCCCAATGTTCACTCGTGGCATCAGCAATTCACGATGGCAGAACTGCAAGGGGTATATGATGCCGTCAAATCGAAGATCGAGGGTTGGTCGGGTCTATCCCTCGAACAGCAGGCGAAAAAGCTGCATTTCGAGGCTTATGACTTCCTCGGCGGCAATATGAAAGGTGTTCAACAGAAGTATGCGACATGGAAGGTATCGCAGGAGGCGTACATCAAAAAATTGGATGCAGTCAATTACAAGATAGCGATCAAGCAGGTAACCGAAGAACTCGACGCCGTTAAACAATGGTCGGCAGAACATCCGAAGAGCCTCAATGTTGCAAAACTCCTCTCCGATGCAGAGCAGGCAGTCAATAGCAATGCCGAATTGTCGATTATCAAGTCCAAAACCTCACTCGCCGTCGCAGAATATCAAAAACGATTGGCGGAACAGGCTCGGCGCGATGCGAAGAAAGGCGCAACGATGAAAGCCTCTACCCTGCCGAGTATCAGCAAGGAGGAAATAGATAGGCTTCTCGCCTTGTACGAATCAGAGATGGTCGATGATGCAGATAACCGGCTGCGTCAATACACGGAACGGATTTGGGCGACGCTGACAAAGGAAGAGCGGATCATATTGACGAAATATACGCAGACTTACAGCTACCTAAATGAACCTCTGCGCGGTATATCGTATTATGGAGCGCGTGCCCGCGAAGAGTTCGAGCACGATCTGCCGATATTGACGAGAGCGATTGAAAAATTCGCCATGCCTCAAAATACGGTCGTAAGACGAGGCGTAAGCAATTTCACGATTGATTCTCTCGGATACGACCTCGGAAACCTGAAAAAAGGCGATGTTTTTGTCGATAAAGGATTCCTATCTACCGCCGTGCATCGGCATAAAGGTTTCTCCGAATCGTACAACTTGGTTATCGTAGTCCCCAAAGGGGCCAAAGGCGTATATGCGGAGCCTTTTTCCCACTACACGGATTATCACAAATTCGATTATGACGATGGCGTGATATGGGACGGAAAATCTGTCGAAAAGATCAACTCCGAAATGGAATGGATCGGGCAACGAGGCTGTCAATTCAAAGTCCTCAAAAAACAAGGAAAGACGATCTATTTGCAGATGATCGGACAGTTGCAATGATAAAGGGAGCGTTTATTGCGCTCCCTTAACCGTAATACTGCTTATAAAATTTCTTGAACGGTTCGACGCAATCTGCCAACGAGGACATATTGCCTTGTGCATACCGATTGAAAAGGAGCGATTTCAAAGTAATCGGCACTCCATCGGCATTCTCAAAATCCGATAATCCGACCGCGACATATTCATCGAGATTTCGACTTTCAGAGACATTCGCATCGCCTCTTGCGATGACCGCCATAGTATCGTGAATCCATGCCCGCTCGTACATCCAAAGCATTGCCTTGTTTTGTTCCTTACCCTCGTATGGGTTCTTCCGCTCGCCTTTATAATAGCGGCAATATTGCAATAAATCAGATTCTTTCATCGGTAGATTGCATTAAATTTCCGAATGACGTTCTGCATATCTTCCGGCAAATAGCCCATCGCGGTCTGAATCATTGCAGGATCAACCACGAAATAAGCCTCGGCAAGTGAGCCGACAATAGCTCCGAGCGTATCGCTGTCGCCGCCGTAGAGAATGGCCTTGCGGATTGCCTCCTCGAAAGACCGGCTCTCTTTGACGATATGAAAGGCCAGCGGGACGCATCCCTGACATGTCTCGTCGAATTTGCCGCAAGGCGGGAGATGGCTTTCCCAATCCTCGCCGTAATACTGACACATCACGCTTTCGCATATCTCCATCGTATTATCCCAAAATTGATTTTTTAGATAATAGATCACAAGAGCCGTTACCATCGCTCCGATAATTCCCTCCGTATGGTCGTGCGAAATTTTCGCGGTTTCGATAGCCTGCCGAATAACATCCCGCTCCGAGCGAAAAGCCCACGCAACAGGGCTTACACGCATCGCTGCGCCATTGCCGAAGCTGTTATACGGCTGGGGGTCGGGAGAAGTAATCCAACGAGCAAAAGAACCGCCGTATGCCCCCATCGGATTAGGATATTTTCTACACCAACGCAAAATACTCGATTTGTAGTCCTCCCCTTTGAGTATCGCATCGGCTACCGCCACCGTGCAGATCGTGTCGTCGGTAAAATCGCATTGTTTGGTGAATAATGCAAAGTTTCCGCCTTTCGCATTATTGAACTCGAATCGAGAGCCTACTATGTCGCCAATTATCGCACCTATCATATCAAAAATTTTTAGAATCTATCACTTCGTCTATATCCAGCACCCCGTCGGCGTTCTCTTTCATCGAATGCAGGTAGATATAGCCATTTCGGTAAAATGAAACCTTTTCCAGCTTTTCACGATACATAGCCTCCGCTTTCGCCCTATTGACAAAATACAGATGCGTAATGAGATCGTATGAATCCGCAACATAGGTCAGCCGATATACCTTGCTATCCATCGCACTCCGATTTTAATGACCGTCCTCTCGTCTTGCGCTGGATTTGCCCGATGCGGATGAGGACTTTCTTGTTCTCGTATTCGCTTCTGCCCCTCGTCGCATTGGTGAGGGACTTGTATGTGATGCCGACCGCCCCGATAGGAACGGTATCGTAGATCGCTTTCAGGGAACCGAAGTAGAAGTCGGTTTCGCCGTTGTACGGCTCCTTGAACTGCAAATGCACTATCTTCTTTGCTTCCATAATCCAATACTTGTGCAAATTTACCGCTTTTCCGGCGTTCTGCCACGCTTTCGCGCAAGAATCGATCAATCTACCGACCCGACCGCAGATATTCGAAAATTGGCGGCATTTTCATTTTTCTTTTTTCGCGGAACTTTTTTCTTTTTCAAAGGATGAATTTACGAGGGTCTTACATGATGAGTGATCCGATATTTTGCAGTCGAAAAAACATCCCCTCTATCTATCTTAATATATCTATATATTCTTATCTTCTGTGCAGGGATCGTTGCACCCGTCGTTGCAGGGATCGTTGCTGCCCTCGTTGCATCCTGCTGTACTATTCTGCTGGTAATCATCGTGATTAACTATCGCAATCATCGTTGCACGGGTGGCAGGGTGTTTTGTTCGGCTATTTTCTACTCGTCCTCTGCTTCGGCAACTGCCACCCCTTTATTCGCGCAACCTCGATATTGAATTTCATCCAATCCTCCTCACGAACAAACTCAAAGTGCATCGTGCCTTTCTTATAGCCTCGAATGCGGAAAAATCCCCATTCATACCACTGCCCCCAATTCATTGTCAGCCTACTAACAAAATCATTCAAGGATGAAAAATCGTCATAATTGCACCCTGTAAGATAACACATAGCCTTTACGACATCATCAATATCACGAGCATATCCGCCCCCGTAATATGCAATTTTGACATAGGCAGACGGCCATCGTGCGTCGTAATCGCAAATACGCGGAACAATGAAACGGCGATTGACCATATAATCGGAATTTGTCTTCCATTTCTCCCCCGCGGTCGAATTTTCGGCACTAAACGAACAGATATGATCGAATGCCTCTACAAGCACCTGATTCATCCGATCTCGATGAGTAAAGACGATAGCTTCGAGAACTCGAAAAACATTGTGCATCGTGAACGGAATATGCGTCTGCCGCTCGACCATACGATTCATATCTTCCAAAACTTTGGTCGTAACGTATTTCTCCATATTCATTTTACTGAATATCAAACGCCATGCAGCTTTCTGCAACTCCTTTTTGAAACAATCACGGGTAATAGCGGTATAGTTATTCCCGTGTTCTCGATATGCGCCAAAGCGGATGTCATTATTTTTGAACGGTTCCGCAAGTTGGTTGATTTCTTTCGCAGCCCCCATCACACGATCGAAGCGCTTGACTGCCTCGACGTAGCGATTTACTAAATCTCGAACGAAATTATAGTGCTGCAATCCATCTCCTTGCGGCTCATCATCAGGAGCAAGGGAAAAATACTCCTCAAATTCTTTTTCTCCTGTGCCCGGTTTGAACAGATGTACGCAGGATACATGCACCCCCGTTGAACGCTCTGCCGATGCAAAACAATCTCCGAAGTATTCGTCGAAACCGTGCATTTCGACAATTTCATGCAATTGCTTTCGGCTGGTCGAGTATCTGTCATTGAGGGTCTGACTATTGCATAAAGCGATAATCTCGCAACCGCCGGGTGCAATATCGTAGGCATGCAAAATATGTTTTTCATCAGCTGAAAAGGGAGGATTCATCACGATCAGGTCAATATGGCTGACCTGCTCCGAAGTTACGGTCAGAAAATCATCCGCAATAATGTCGCATTTGCCGCCCAATGTACGGCGTAATTTCTCGACCGTTTCGCACGCGATGATTTTCTTCGCTCCGCGACTATTCAGATAATCTACAATATTTCCACTACCTGCGGAGGGTTCGAGGATAATTTTACCGGATATATCCACTCCGATAAGCATCTTTTCGATGACATCTATCGGAGTGGGATAAAAATCTCTGTTGAATATTGATTCCATTACAAAATACATTTAAGTCTAAATGCCGAATTGCTCGTTCAAAAACGCACACATCGCGCGGTTCTGCGGCAAAAGTGCCGGAATATCCATCGTATCGGCTTTATACAACTCCGTTGCGCCGTTGTATAAATCCCATACCGTGACCTTGCCGTTCTGATAATAGCGATACATCATATCCTCGGTAAGCCGTGAGATTTGCGCCTGATTGAGCGGATATGTGCGATTCTCCCTGATCTCGGAGATATGGGTATCGCATTTCACCCGGAGGGCCGTAAGCATCCCGATCAGCGTGAACATCTGCTGCGCGTCAATGGGGATTTGCTTCATCCTCTCTATCTTCTCCCGCTCGGTAACGACGATCCGGCGGGCATCAATGATCCATGACTTCACGATGTCGAGGACTTCGGGAATCGTTACACCATTGCCCCGACCCGATCCTTTCTCCGAATAGGTCGAGATATACTGATCCGCGCAGAGCATACATTGGTTATGGCAAATCATCACCATATTGCCGAACCCGACCTGTATTCCTTTCTGATGGAATGCAACGGCAAGATTGGTCGTGTGGTCTGCATCATCGAAATTCGTGATGCGGATGTTGGCAAATACCCTGCGGAGGATATGCGCTTCAACGGCCCGCTCTCCGTATTGCTCCTCTACCTGCGGCAAGAGGACGACGCCCGGAGTATTGCGGTCTTTGTTCTGCGCTGCGAAAAGGTCGTAAACCTCGACATCGTAATTCTGCGCGTTGCACATGCCGATAATCTGATTCAGCAGATCGTAGTGGTAAATGCCTCGCAACGGCTTTCCGTAGATGTCGTTTTCCTTGTGGGTTCGCGCCAGTTGATCGAGGGAAAGGGTCTGTACCTTTGCTTTCTCGAAGTCGAAAAATTTGTTGTTCAATGTCGTTTCCATAATGTGTTGAATTTTAATTCATAATCGTTCAATCGTCTTTGCTACTTCCTCACCCCAATACCCGACGATAAGGTCATAGGCTTCTTTATCGCCATCCCATGCGATCATGCACTCGTGGTTATTGTATTCGTAGAAATAAACCTCCTGCGGATCACATTCTTTCGGGATGGCCGCTCGGCTATCGTCGTAGAATTTGAAGAACGCCGCAAGTCCGTCCTTTGTACCGAAAGCTCCCGTATCCTTATCTTGGCATATTTTATCGCCGTCTTTAATGTGTCCGAGTTCTACCAAGTGATTGTATCCCTCGGCGAACTGTTCTCGGCTAAAAGCGAAGAAAACCCCGCATTTATCCGCGTCGGGATGCTCATTCTTGATCGCCTTGTAGCGGTCGATAGTTTGGGCGTTCAGCATTACGATACCCCCGTCGTAATTACCCCAATCCCGATAGTATCGGAGTTCTCCCCGCGTGGTCTTGACCGTCTTAATATCTTTCTCTTCCATATCTGTTGCGTTGATTATTATTCGTCGATTCTGTCCTCCATGAGCGTAAAACAGGATTTCGGAGGATGCCGTTTGAATTTCTCCCATGCTTTGCGCCGCGCCTCGGACGCTGTTTTTGCCTTGACAGTATAGATTTCCGACCATGTCATAGAAACCTCAACCTCGTAGGTCTTTGTTGCCTTTTTCGTTGCCATGATCCTACTGCTTTCGAGAGAGCCATAAATCCCGCTTTGCACGGCAGCTATCGAGGGATGCCCCGACGCAGGAGAAAAGCTCGCCGCTCTCCGTGCGGTAGTCGTATTGCCATCTTTTGACCGATTTCCGGCCGATTTTGGCCGTAAAGCTCGTGTAGTTCTCTTGCCCCGGCTGGCAGACGGAGCACCCGTTTACGTTGATTGAATTTGCCATTATTGCGTTGAATTTTTAAGGTTTACGATTATTGCTCGGCCTCGAAATCATCGACGATCTCGAATGCGTCGGTTTTGAGGGCCGTGTCCGGCTCCCCGTCGAACTCGTTGTTGTTCTTCGTGCAGAGCCTCATATTCTGATGCGAATAGTCCAAACTTATATCCACGACATACGTCCCTTTCTGCGTTTGGAACACCTCCCGATCCCACGAATCGAATCCTACATGCTTGATTTTGATCTTTTCCATACTTGCGATTATTTGAGATTATTTTTCAACCAAACTTTATCGACCTCCCACAAGGGCAGGCCCTTGATGATTTTCCGGCGGATCACCTCTTTCATGCCGATCAATTCGGAGGCTTTGATATGGAGCGTAATATCGCCGAATTTCTGCGCTCTTTCGAGGAGGAAGTCCGCCATTTGGGACTTCCATTCATGCAAGCTTTCCGCCTTTAACTGTCCTGATTTACCCATATCCTGTGTTATTTAAGATTATTGTCTATGTAGTTTATATCCTCCTCCCAAAGAGGCAATCCCGCCCGAACTTTATGCACGGTAACTGCTCGTTGCCCAATCAGCCGTACCGCCTCTTTGTAAAAATCGGTATCATCATAGGCGCAAGCCTTTCCAATGAGGAAAATTGCGAGTTCTATGTCCTTTTCGGCGGTTGTTTTGATATAATCATCGTGCCGCTCGGTCAGCGCATTTATGGAATTTTCCTGACCTTGAATCCTTGCAAATAATTCTTCAAGGATACGGCTCATTCCGTGCTTCTTAAATTCTTTGCAAAACTCATCTTTATCCATATTTCCTGCGGCCATATACATAGCCTCGATATGCTGATATTCCTCGGATGTTGGCGTCAGCCCTGTTCTTTCGGTAAATTCTTCTCGTGTCATAGCCTATTATAAATTTTTATTCGTTATTCAATACCTATTAAGTACCTGTTTGATGATGCAAATATATAGCCAACTATTATAGTAAGCAACTTTTTTCGCAGAAAAAGTGCACTCAAAATCAGTAAATAACGCCGATTTTAAGATAACTGCGTCATAACCACACAGATATTTTTTTGCCTAAATTTTAGATACCTAATAGATATTTTTCATTACCTTTGTCCGTAACGATACGTTTTAATCAAATTTTTCGACGCATGAAAAAGAAATTTCGCAAGCTCTTATCCGAAAAATGCAAGGATATGGGACTGACAGACAAGGCACTCGACGATCTCGTTGAAATCGGGACGGAGGGTCTTGCCGACGATGCCTCGGACGAAGACATCGCCGCGAAAGTGGATTCGCTCGTGCCCTATGCAAAGGCGATGCAGGGGGAGATCACGAGGAAGACGCAACGTCCGAAACCGCAATCAAAGAAACCGCAATCCAACGACGAGGGCGAAGATGAGGGCGGAAACGATGATGAGGCCCCCGAATGGTTCAAGCCTTTCCAAAAGAAGCTGTCCGATCTCGAAACCGAGAACGCCGCACTCAAAGCAGAAAAGGCAAAAACCACACGACAGGCCGAAATCTCGGCAAAGGCTAAAAAGCTCGGAATCCCCGACTACCTGATGAAGCGAGTCTCATTCGCAGAGGATGCAGACCTCGATAAGGAGCTGGCGGATTACAAGCAGGAGTTAGTCACCAACAACCTCATGCCCAAGGAGCAGGCGCATGAAACGGGAAGTACCAAAGAGGCTATGGAAGCGGACGCCAAAGCTTGGGCCGAAAGTCTCCCCAACAAGTAACAGCTCCGTATCATTAACCCCTTAAAATTGATTGCAACAATGGCTATTGATTTCAAGAAAACGCAGGTATCGGGCCACATGCCCGAAATTTGGCGCGGCGAGTGCAAGATTCTGCCGGGCGGCTTCAAGCCGGTGCAGAACTTCCCCACCGGAACGGTGTTGCATCGGGGAACTCCTATCTATGTCGATTTTGAGGCGATGAGTGCCGCCGTTTGCAAGACCGCCAAGGTTCTCGCAGGAGGCACGACCACCGCGCCCCGTATCGCCAAAGGTCATTACTTCGTCGCAGGCGACGTGGT